TAAGAGATGTAGATTCTGATAATAATAGAAGATATGCAACAGCTAATTTAATTACTTCACAAAGATTTATAAATATTCCTAATAATTTATTAGTAGTTCGATCAGCACAAATTGTAAATGGTGGATCAGGTAGTACTAGAAATTTTTTAGAATATAGAGATACAAGTTATATGTCAGAATATAACTCGACTGGAGCTACTGGAGAACCTAAATATTACAGTATGTGGGATAAAGATACTATTGTTTTTGCTCCTACTCCTGATTCTACCTATGAAATTCAGTTAAATTATATCTTGAAAGATGAAGGTTTATCTAGTAGTAATACTACTACATACTTAAGTTTGTATTTTCCCAATGGACTTTTGTATGCTTGCTTAGTAGAAGCATTTTCATTTTTAAAGGGGCCAAATGATCTCTTGCAATTATATGAAGGAAAGTATAAACAAGTGTTAGAAGGCTTCTCTGTAGAACAAATGGGAAGAAGAAGACGAGATGAATATCAATCAGGTGTTCCTCGAGTCGGAGGTAAATAAGGAGATAAACTATGGCTATAACACAAGCGATTGCAAATTCTTTTAAAAAAGAACTTTTAGAAGGTGAGCATAATTTTAAAGCTTCTGGAGGAGATGTTTTTAAATTAGCATTATATAGTTCTGTTGCTACATTAAATTCTGCTACAACTTCATATACAACTACAGCAGAAGTTGGAGATAGTGGAGATTACGTAGCGGGAGGTGGAACATTAGTTAATGCAGGTACTTCAATTACTGCAGGAGTTGCAAGAGTAGATTTTGATAACTTATCATTTACAGGTGTAACATTAACTGCAAGAGGAGCTTTAATTTATAATACTTCAGCGACTGTTGCAAATGCAGCGGTTGCAGTTTTAAATTTTACAACAGATAAAACAGCTACTGACGGAACATTCACAATTCAATTCCCAGCACCAACATCAACAGCAGCGATTTTAAGAATCTCTGGCTAATAGGAGTTTAGTCCTATGGCACTAATTAACGGATGGGGCAGAGGGACCTGGGGGCAAGGTACCTGGGGTGAACCTCTTCCGGTTGAAGTTACCGGTGAATCTTTATCAGCCAATTTAGGTAATGTAATTGTATCAGTAGATGCAAATGTATCTGTTACAGGTATTTCATTAACAGCAGAATTAGGAAACGAAACAGCATTTACTGATGTTGTTGTTGATCTTACAGGTATTTCTTTATCTTCTAATTTAGGAAATGTTGCAATTACTGGAACAGGTCAAGTAGATTTAACAGGTGAATCTGCAAATTTAGTTTTAAGTGATGTAGGAATTTCAGCAGATGGAAGTATATCAGTTCCTGTTTTTGAAAGCCCAATGTCCATGGATCTTGGACAAGTCAATATTACTGCAGATGCAAATACAAGTTTAACAGGACAAAATTTAAATATCACAGAAGGAAATGTTACAGTTGCTGGAACAGGTCAAGTAGATTTAACTGGTCAAGCTTTAACGTTAACAGAAGGAGATGTAACTGCATTTACAGATGTAGATGTAAGTGTTACTGGTCAATTAATAACTTCAAATATAGGTAATACTCAAGAATTTGGAGATGCTAATGTAACTTTAACCGGTCAATCTTTAATAACTACTGAAGGTGATGTTAGTATTTTTACAGAAACTAATGTCGATGTTACCGGTCAATTATTAACAACGACAGAAGGAAGTGTTACCGTTACAGGAACAGCAAATGTAGTTCCAACAGGTCTTCCTTTATTAATTGAAGAAGGAATAGTACAAACAATTGATTGGGAAATTGTTGATGTAGGAACAACTACTACATATATTTCAATAAATACTGGTACAACAACTACTTATACACAAGTTAATAGTGGAAGTAGTACAATTTGGACGGAGGTTGACACTGCCGCATAATAATTATAGATTATAAAAATTAAGGATTAATCAAAATATGACATCTAGTTATTCAACAGATTTAAAATTAGAACTTATGGTCACAGGTGAAAATCAAGACACCTGGGGTGATAAAACAAATACAAATTTAAATTTAGTTCAACAGGCAATTGCAGGATATGAAGCCATAACAGTTAATGGGACTGGAAATACAGCACTTTTAATGTCTGATGCTGCATTATCTAATGCAAGAAATGCAGTTATTAAATTAACAGGAACTATCACTGGTAATATTACCGTTTCTATTCCCGATGGGATAGAAAAAACTTATGTCGTTGAAAATGCAACAAGTGGTGCCTTTACCGTAACGGTTAAAACAACTTCTGGAACAGGAGTGACTTGGGCTGCAACGGATAAGGGTAAGAAGATGGTTTACTCTGATGGAACGAATGTAGTGGATACAGCCTTTACAGAAGTCGTTTCAGATGTTTCTCCATCCTTAGGCGGAAACCTAGATTTAAACTCAAACAATATAACAGGAACAGGAAACATTGATAATGTAGGAACAATCACTACAGATGGATTAACTGTAGCTGGTAATGTTAGTGTAGATGGTGGCACAATCAAACTAGATGGTAATTATCCTACTGGTACAAATAACGTAGCATTGGGTTACCAAGCACTAAATGGCTCTACTACTGGTGGTACTAATGTAGCTGTAGGTAACCAAGCACTTTTATCTAACACAACAGGTGCTGGAAATGTAGCAGTTGGTAGAGCATCATTAGTGTCTAATACGGAAGGATTTAATAACGTAGCAGTAGGTGGAGGTAATTTATTTGCTAATACGACAGGTACAACTAACACATCTTTGGGTATAAATGCTTTAAGATGTAACACCACAGCTTCCAACAATACAGCAGTAGGTTATCTTTCACTTTGTGCTAATACGACAGGTACAGCTAATACAGCAGTTGGTTATCAATCACTTAAAGCTAGTACGAAATCAACTGAAAACACTGCTATTGGTTATGATTCACTAGTTGGTACAACAACTGGTTCATGTAATATTGGAATTGGTAGAGGAAGTTTACTTTCAAATACTGAAGGTAGCGCTAATGTAGGTATTGGTAGATATGCAATTCGTTGTAGTACGACAGGTAATAATAACGTAGGCATTGGTTATCATTCTCTATACAACAACACCACAGCTTCCAACAACACCGCAGTAGGTACTAATGCACTTTTTGCTAATACTACAGGTACGTTTAATACAGCAGTAGGTTTTTGTGCTTTAGCTGCTAATACAACTGGAGTTAATAACGTTGGAATTGGTTATCAAGCTGTTTATTCAAATACAAATTGTAGCGACGCTATTGGTATTGGTTATCGAGCGCTTTATAGCAATGACTCTAATGGAAATATAGGAATTGGATGTTGTGCAGGTTATAATTTAACTTCAGGAAACTTAAATGTTGCTATTGGATATACGGCTTTAAAAAATCAAACCACATCAAGTCAATCTATTGCTATTGGTTATGCCGCTTTAAATGCAAATACAACAGGGGCAGAAAATTTAGCGGTAGGAGGTTCTTCATTAATAGCAAACACAACTGGAATTTATAATGTTGCATTAGGTAATTATGCACTTCAAGATAACGTTAAAGGTGTTTGCAATGTTGCCGTTGGTAGAAATGCTTTAGCTAATAATATTGAAGGGAACAATAATGTTGCTATTGGTAATAGCTCTTTACTCAGTAACACAGCTTCCAACAACACAGCAGTAGGGTATCTATCACTTTGTGCTAATACGACAGGTGCTGATAACACAGCAGTAGGGTATCTATCACTTCGTAATAATACGACAGGATCATCTAATACTGCTTTAGGTAAGAATGCATTACTGTCGAATACAAAAGCAAATGATGGTGTAGCTATTGGAGATAGTGCTCTACAAAATAATACTACAGGATCGAATAATGTTGGAATAGGTAAGAATGCTTTGTTTACAAATACCGCAGGATGCACTAACGTTGCAATTGGATTATGTTCTCTATGTTCTAACACAATAGGAGATTTTAATACAGCAATAGGCGCCAATACATTATCAGCAAATACTACTGGAATAAGAAGTGTTGCAATTGGACACAATGCATTATCTAATTCAAATGGAGATTTTGCTTTAGGTATTGGTTTTAATGCCTTAGCTAATAATTCAGGGAATAACAATATAGGCATTGGTTTATGTGCAGGGTATAATACAACTAGTGGCTCCAATAACGTATTTTTTGGAAATTTAGCAGGGTGTTGTAACACAACTGCAGATGGTAACGTAGCTATAGGTTATCAAGCAATGCGTTGCGCTATTAATACATCATGTAGAAACGTTGCTATAGGTTTAAATGCATTACTTAAAACTGAAGCAGATTTTCAAACAGCAGTGGGTTATCAAACACTTCAAGCAAATACTACTGGAGATTTAAATACTGCTGTAGGATATAGAGGATTAACTGCTAATACTACAGGAAGAGCAAACACATCTCTTGGTTATAATGTACTAGATAACAATACAACAGGTAATTGTAATACTGGATTAGGTCAAGGAGTTTTAGGAACTAGTAGTACAGGTAACCATAATACAGCGGTTGGTCAAAATGCTATGTTACGTAATACTACAGGTTCTGCTAACACAGCAGTGGGTCGAGAAGCTTTATGTGGTAATACCACAAGTGATAGCAATACAGCAGTTGGTTATGGTTCTTTAAAAGAAAATACCACAGGTGTTTCTAATGTAGCAATAGGAACACAAGCTTTATTTAATAATACCACAGCATCAAATAACGTTGCAGTTGGTGTCAATTCATTATGTAGTAATACCACTGGAACTAATCTTTCAGCACTAGGAAACTCAGCTTTAGAATCGAATACAAGAGGTTTATCTAATACTGCTGTAGGATTATGTGCACTTTTTGATAATACAACTGCTTCAAACAATACAGCTATAGGTGTTCTTGCACTTCAAAATAATACCACAGGTGTTAATAACACAGCAGTAGGTTTATCTGCGTTAGGAAGTAATACAACAGCAGGGGGTAGTTCAGCATTTGGTATAAATAGTTTAGCTAATAGTACGGGTGCACAAAACACAGCATTTGGTGTAAATAGTTTACTTGGAAATACAACAGGTTCTACTAATACAGCTATAGGTCATTCAGCAGGTTCAACTGTTACAACAGGTAGTAATTTAACGTTATTAGGTAGAGGAGCACAACCATCATCTGGAACAGCGACTAATGAAGTTACATTTGGAGATACTAATGTTGCAACTCTTAGAGCGCAAGTTACAACCATTACTGCTATTTCAGATAAAAGAGATAAAACCAATATCTGTGATTTAAACGTAGGATTAGATTTTATTAATGATTTAAAACCAGTTACGTTTGATTGGAACATGAGAGATGGTTCAAGAAAAGGTAGAAAAGATGTTGGATTTATTGCACAAGATTTAGATGAAGTTCAACAAAAATATAACATAGAAGAAAACCTACAACTTGTATTAAAAACAAACCCAGACAGATTAGAAGCTGGTCAAGGAAAACTTATTCCAATACTTGTACAAGCAATAAAAGACTTATCTAAAAAAGTAGAAGAACTAGAAAAAAAGATAACTTGATTAAATAAATAAAACTGATATACATTTTTTAAAAATGAAGAAAGAATTGAACACTTATATTGTAGAAGGAGGTATTGGTAAAAATACAGCTTTCACTGCTTTAGTTTCAAAACTAAGAAAAAAAGATAACAATTCTATTCAAATATACACGCCTTACGTAGATATTTTTGCTTATAATCCCGATGTTAAAATGGCTTTTGATTCAACTAGTATACCATTACAAGATTCTAGAATAATGGAATCTGATAATATTTTTTATTGTGAACCCTATAAATCAAATTTTCAATTTGGAAAACAACACATTATAGAATCATATTGTAATCTTTTAGGTATAGATTTTGAATCTAAAATGAAACCTGAACTTTATACATCTCATTTAGAATCAAGGGCTAAAGATTGGTTAATTAGAAATAATATTATAGGAAAATATTTATTGGTTCAATTTACCGGGGGCCAGTCTCCAGTAGGTTGGAATATAAATAATCAATATACAAATATAAATCCAGGAAGAATTTACCCACAATTTTTAGCACAGCAAGTTATTAATAAATTAAAACAATCAGATCCAGGTTTAACTATAATTGATTGTTCACTGCCTAATGAACCCGGATACATGAACACAATTAAATGTACTGAACATTGGACTATAATTCATGAATTATTAAAAAATTCACAAGGTTTTATAGCAGTAGATTCTTGTTTAAATCATTTTTCAGCTTCAACAAAAACAGTTGGAGTTGTTATTTGGGGTAGCACTCGATGGACACAATTTGGATATTCTCATAATATTAATCTTCATTATCATATGAAAGATAAATGGGATGAGTCAAAATATATTGAAAATGATCCAAGAAATGTTATGGTAGATCCTGATATAATTATCAAATCATATAAAGAACGTAACAAACTTAATAAAAATCAAACAAAAGAAGTTTATTGTCAAATTAAATAAAATATATTATAAATAACCAAGGAGAAAAATATGTCAGAAAAAATATTAACTGCAGAAGAAATTAACCAAAAATTTAAAGCTTCAGGAGATTCTGTGAGTTTAATTAATGGTATAATTGACGGTACTCAAATGACAGATGAAACTCTTGATGAGAAAAGAGATTGTGTTAATAGAAATGTAGGTCATCTTAAAATTCAAGTTGGAAAAGATTACTATACAAACGACACTGAATCTAGAACTGCACCAAGTGATAAAACAAGTATTGAAGCAGCTATTACTGCTGGTGAAAATTATTTAAATTCATAGGTTGTTATGAATAAACCTTATGGTTTGTTTGTAGCCACTCCTGTGCATTCACAAGTTTCAATGCATTACATGCAAGCTTGTTTGAATTTACAATCTGCTTGTATTGAAAAACAATTCCCTATTCAGTTTTGTTTATTACAAGATTCGGTTTTAACACAAAATCGTAATCGTTGTGTTAAAGAATTTTTAAAAACAGATGATCGTTTTACTCATTTGTTATTTATTGATTCGGATATTTATTTTAATGTTCAATCTATTTTTCAAATGATGGCAGTGGATCGAGACGTTATTTCCATGCCTTATCCAATGAAACAAATCAATTATGCAAAAATGTGGGATAAAATTAAAAACAACCAAATAACAAATGTCGAAGAACTTGAAGCGGCCGGATATGATTATCCAGTTAAAGTTAAAGATGATAAAAGTATATTAGATAAACATGGTGTTATGGAAATATCTCATCTTCCTACTGGCGCTTTATTAATTAAAAAGGAAGTATTTTATAAACTCATTAATGCTTATCCTGAGTTAAAAATTACTAAAAATGTAGATGAACCTTATTATAATTTTTTTGATTTCTATCATGATAAAAATGAGCAAGCATATTACGGGGAAGATTTTGGATTTTCTAAATTGTGGACTAAACTAGATGGAAAATGTTACGCTTACATTATGGATAAAATTGCTCACATTGGAGACCATGCGTTTTATGGTAAATTGTATGATAACTTGACTTATAAAAAACCTTTAAATTCAAAATAAATAGATTATAATAATTTTATGGCATTAAAAATGATCAAAATGAGACCGGGTTTCAATAAACAGGAGACTCCTTCTGGAACCGAAGGTCAGTGGATTGATGGAGATAATGTTAGATTTCGTTATGGTCAACCAGAAAAAATTGGAGGATGGCTTCAATTAACCAGGTCTGCTGGTCTTGGTGGTTTACCTCAACAAATTTTAGGTCAGGTTTTAGAAATGACTCAATGGATTAGACCTATTAGCAATGATAAATTTACAGCGCTTGCAACTGATTCTGGTCTTTATATTTTTTACGAACCAACACAAGGCTCAAATACTCTTTTTGATATTACACCCATTAAATTTACGCTTTCTGGAGATTTTACTTCTACTACGGGATCATCAGAAGTAACCATAACTTATACTCCAGGATCATTTGATCCTAAAAATTTTGATTATATTTTAATTAAAAATGCATCTTTACCTACTGGAGGAGAAACAGATTTAACTTTTACAGATGATGGCAGACGATATCGAATAACAAGTGTTAATACAACAGCTAATACTTTTAAAATTGAATTAGGTTATCCAAAAG